GTCACTGTCGGCGGCGTTCCCTATACGCTCCCGGTTAAGTCCGTGGAAAGCGGTACAGCGTTGACGCTGGTCAGCAATTTTACCGGGCCAACACAGGCTGGCGCGGCCTGGTCAGCTGTTCCTCGTGTGGCGCTGAATATGGTCACCGCGGCGCTGGTGGCACAAAGCGCAGAAGCACTACGCGGGCTGAACTATGACAAACAGAACTGGCAGCAGGTTTACAGTGCTGCTGGCAGCATCACCGTGAAGCTACCTGATGGTAGTACATACAGTGGGCCATCCTGGAAATACCTGTCCGACAACATGGCGACTAAAAACGGGGGCGCTGTACCGGTTGATCAGGGGGGAACAGGGGCAACTACCGAATCAGGTGCTCGCAAAAAACTCGGTTTAGAATACGGCATTACCGCGGGTACTGTTGCTCAAGGGAACGATGCCAGGTTAAATACAGTTCAGGATAAATCAGGCGGCGAATTAAAAGGTGCTATTAGTGTCCCATCATACTGGGGAGGGGTTATCCATGTCAGGAACATCAACGGCTTTACAGTTGCTGAGCATTTTGAAGATGCTGTGGCGTACACTAGCTTTACAGGTGGTGGCACTGGGGGGGCCGGCGGGGCATACCGCGCATTCTCCTCATTTGGGGCTCTTACATACCCAAACAGGCATCCTGCACCAACAATAGTGATTGCTAACGATTACGATATTGCAACAGGTATATCTCCACTGGCTGCTTTATTCTCTTTTGACGGAGACGCGGCAAAACTCACCTTCCAGATTAGTAATGGGCAGGGATTCAAAGAGGTGTCATGGGCGGGTACGTCAGACCGGAAATTTAAAGAGAACATAACGGACTATGATGGCGTAGAGTCTCTGGAAAACATCGACAGGATGGAGCTTATGAAGTTTAGCTACACTGCTGACGAAAAGGGTGTAATACGCCGCGGGGTAATAGCCCAACAGGTGGAAGAGATAGATCCAGAATATGTTCACCACAGTGTCAATCCAGTAAATGGTGATGAGGTTCTGACGCTCGATACAAACGTTCTGTTGATGGATGCAATCTGTGCGATTAGCGTACTTAGTAAGCGGTTAAGGAATCTGGAGAAAACTTCTCTTGATTCTTAAGAAGAATAGTAATAACCTTCAAAACAACGCTGGTTTAGCTCAACGGTAGAGCATCCGCATCGTACGCGGATAGATGATGGTTCAATTCCATTCAGCCAGCACCAGTTATCAGCCCCTAGCAGAAATGCAGGGGTTTTTTTATTCTAATAAAGGTCAGTATGTAAATTTATCTGAATGGCAATTACTAAAAGAAACGTGCATACAAGGCCACGGTACGATAAATAGCATATAATCCTTTGGCTGGATTTTATGCCATTTATGTATATACTATCCAGCTAAAAATTAAAGTCTTCTACTTACATCTAACGATGGAATTGTTTTGTTTTTCCATTTTAGAATTGTTGATTTAATCGTTTTATTATCTTCTATGAAATGATAGCAAGCAGAAGCCATAATTAGATTGATGATAGCCAAAACAGTCCAGATAAACCAGACGGGAAGGTTCGCAAGCATATCATTATTTTTTGAAATATAAATCATTATGGGTATTTGCATTAAGTAGAATGAATAGCTTATTTTTCCTAAGTATATAAAAGGTTGCGTGATTTTGTTTATATTGATTGTTGAACTTGCCAGATAATATACGATAAAGCATGTTGCGGGAACTGTTACATAGTTTCTGTTCATCCATGCAGTGTTATTATATGGTGAAATGAAAAGTAGTAACAATATAGCAGTAATAAAAAGAGCTGAATTAAACCGAGAAAAGCGGAAGCCTTGAGTGAAAATGCAGCCTGCAGCAACACCAGCAACAAATTCTGGCAAGCGATGGATTGGGCTGACATAATAATATGGGAACATTGCACTACCAGTTAATAAAATAGAAATGGGTATAATTACTGATGATGCTAATATAGCAATGCATAAAGCAACTATTGGTCGTTTCTTTATTAGAGGGAATATCAAAGGAAAGGTTAGGTAAAAAAACATTTCAGTTGAAATAGACCAGGAACCACCAAAGTGCCACTGATTAAAGCTATCTGGGAACCATGACTGAGAGGTGGTTGCAAATAATAATACATATACTATGGAATGAGTGGCTTTGTATTCCAAAAGGAATGGAGCGGTTAATAGCCCCATAGCTAAGTAAGCGGGAAAAATCCTTGCAACTCTGGAACGATAGTAGTTTTCTTTGATGCCATTTCTTGATGCCCAAGCCAATACAAAACCGGACAGAACGAAAAAAAAAGACATTCCTACTGCGCCATTTCCTATTATTGATTGCAGCCATTCAGGAACATCGGCTTTATATCTCAGGTTGCAATGAAATAAAAAAACATAAAAAGCAGTTAAAAAACGGAATATGGTTAATCCGTGAAGGTCATCTCTTATGTTCATATGAATACTCAAACTGGATTTTCGCTTATTTTAACACATTACTTAACGGCGATGTATGTCGATTCTTCCTTTCGAACGGCAGGAAGAATCGATAACCAACGGTCATGGTTAACTATTGAACAGTGCGCAAAGGTTGGCAGACTCATTGCCGGATTGTACTTAAACAATATGGCGGTTCAAGGTGTTTAATCTGAAACCAGCCACATATCCGCCTCTTCAAACATTTCCTGAACAGTACGGCTTATCTGTTCTATTTTATGCTTGCTGGCGTCAACGCATTCAATTTTGGAAGGAAAAACTGTCCGAAACCGGTCCGAATATGTCCGAAATTTTGGCTAACTATATGATTTTTAGTACCTGAAAACACACCTTTAATTGTGTGTTTTTTGTTCTAATGGTTTGTTATTGCGTTGAAAATAAAGGATAAAAAATAATTTTGGAAAAAACAGGAATCGTATTCGGTCTCTTTTTATGTGGCGAATGCGATACCATCCAGGGCAAAACACGTCTTATCGCATGCTGCATTCTCCATAAACCATACCATACTACTGCCCACGATCGTCCAGGCTTTTTTACCATCATTGCTAAAATTATAATCAGGTACCCTTGTACTCTGGAGGCGACATGGGACGACCTGACAATATCTATCAACGAATCGACGGTACGCAGTGGCGTCACGTCTGGGTGGTTGGGGATATCCACGGCTGCTTCTCGATACTGATGGCTAAACTGCGCCAGTACCGTTTTGATCCCTGGCAGGATCTGCTGGTTTCAGTGGGGGATGTTATTGACCGTGGACCAGACAGTTTGCGTTGCCTGAAATTATTGCGTAAACGCTGGATTGTCGCGGTCAGGGGGAATCATGAACAGATGGCGCTGGACGCGCTGGCGACGGGGGATAAATTCATGTGGTTAATTAATGGTGGCTCGTGGTATGCGCAGGCGGAGCAACCGGCAGCGAAATTCGCTCTTGAAGAGTGTTGGCAATTACCCTGGATTCTGGAGCTGCACTGTCAAAACGGCATACACGTTATTGCTCATGCCGATTACCCGGATGATGATTATCAGTGGCTAAAAAAGATCGATTTACAGCGTGTGCTGTGGGATCGTTCGAGGCTAATGAACAACGGTTGTGGGATTCGCGGCGCGGATCACTTTTGGTTTGGCCACACGCCGTTGCGCCATCGGCTGGATCGCGAGAATCTGCATTATATTGATACCGGTGCTGTATTTGGCGGCGAGTTAACGCTGGTACAACTGCAATAATCAAAAATCGCTGTATTCCTGGGCCGGGTGCCAGAAACTATCAATGTAGTCATCCGCGGGTAAACACCCTCCGTTACGAATACGTTGATCGTCCATCGATATCAGGCACTGCTGCTCAGTTTTGTAGACATCAACCACGATATCTTCACAACCGCCATCCAGGTAGCACACAAAAAGAACCAGCGTGAACAT